CCCAAAAGGGCCCCCGGCACTACGTGCCCGTCTAGCAAGCGCGCCATCCATCCGTACGGAGGACAAGTCATGGGCGAGATTTCGCAATCACGGCTACGGGTCGTCAGGTCGTATGATCAGACCTTGACAGATCCCAGTGGCTTCGTGTATGCGAGAAAACCCTATCTCGCTGAGACATCCCTAGAGGGAGTCACTTCTTACCGAAGTGGCAAGCTCTACACCGATGACCCATACGACTATCTATCTGGGAAGGACTTGAGAAAGTCCTATCTTAGGGACGGGGCTCGTGGCCATAGGTCAGATTTTGACAATGGTCATGAGTTCCGCGTTTCTAAGAATATCCGGGAGAATGCTATCATGCAAACTCTCAGATACCCAGGTGGACCCGGGGATTATGTCTACAGAGGGCCTATTGAGCTCTCGTGGCCATTCTCCTCATCGCCTTGGATCGATCCTTATGATTACATGCCCAACCTTAATACGGTTGGTGCATCTTTCATAGGGAATACGATTCCAACGCGTCCAGTTGCTGCTCTAACGGCATTTCTCGGTGAACTCCGAGAGGGCCTCCCAAGATTAATTGGGTGGTCTCTATTCCGGCAGCGCTCTTCTAAGAGCGTTGGGGGGGAGTATCTGAACGTTGCGTTCGGCTGGAAGCCACTTGCGAGTGACATCCAGAAGGTCGCACGATCAGTTCACAGGGGTAACGCCCTTGTGAGGCAACTGTATCGGGACAGCGGACGAAATGTCCGCCGTAAGCGTGCGGGTAGGTGGGAGACTGAGTCGAAAGACGTCGGGACATATAACATTAACTGTTATATTCCTGGCTTCGATAACGCGCCTTACGACGTTACGAATCAGTATCTCCTGGCACCGCGTCAGGTCAAGGTCCAGATCTTTGATAATGTGAGATCTCGATCTTGGTTTGCCGGAGCTTATACCTATCATATACCGGTCGATCATGATCTGCTCGATCGGCTTGATGGGTTTGAGCGGAAGGCTAACTACCTTCTTGGTACCAGGCTCACGCCTGATATCATCTGGCAACTGACGCCGTGGTCCTGGCTGTTTGACTGGTTCGGAAATCTCGGATCAGTCCTGCGAAACGCAGAAGCGTTCACAGAAGACAGCCTGGTGCTGAGATACGGATACCTGATGCATGAGATCCATGCCACTCGGTTCCTTATCTCCGCTCCCATCCCGACTAATACTTGGGAAGGGAAGTCGGCTCCCGTTCTTATCACGTATGACAGCGTGATTAAGACCAGAACGAGAGCAACACCGTACGGGTTTGGCCTAGACGTAGGGAACTTCTCTCCGTCGAAGTGGGCCATCCTAGGGGCTTTGGGAATGTCCCGAAGTCCCGGAGTCTTGCGATGATGAATCGCAAGCCGGAGACACGACCTGTCTCTGCAAACCATCTGCAAAGGACCTTGCCATGTCTTACTCTGACCCACAGTCAGTGACGATTGGGGGCACGGCAGTTTCACTGCCGCGTACCTCCAGTGGGGCCAATTCTGGTGCATTTACTGCATCAGATGGCAACACTCGTCTCGAAGTTTCTTCCACCTACGGGCGGAGGAATCGTCGGACGATTCGTCTCACCACTCTGAAGACCTCGGGGGACGTGCTTATCCCTTCTCAGAACACTGTCTCATCGATGAGTTCATATCTCGTCGTGGACACGCCTGTGAATGGATACACGGTCGCTGAGGCCAAAGCTGTTGTGGATGCCCTTGTGGCATACCTCACAGCTTCGAGTGGTGCAAAGGTCGCCCAGCTCTTGGGCGGTGAGAACTAGACGAGTTCTCGGACGGAGCATTCATGGCTAGGGATTCGACCACCCTCAGAGAGGGGCTCGATGAAAAGCCTGAATGGGTTCCTGCAGAACATCCTCATTGATTTGGGGATGTGGTGCGGCACGAGTACCGACCGTGACTTCAAAACAGTCACGGCTCGAATCGAACAGGAGGGGTTGTCGTTTTTGACGATAACCCTGTCAAACTTTGGTTCGGACTTCCAAAAAAGTCTGGACCAAGGTTTTGTCGGCGACGACCAGTTCTCAGGTTTCTCAAGGACTGGCGGGCTCCCCCGATTTCTCGGAGGTTTCCTTCGCCTGGTGTTCGATTCTGTAGATGGGCGGTTGCTCAACGAACCTTCACTGTCCGCTATCAAGGCGATTCGTCAGTTTTCACTGATGTTCGCCAAGATCGGACTTGATTGTACCCCACGGAGACGTGAGGCAGCAATCAGAAAGTACGTTGAGTGTGAGCAGGATGTACGCCGGAACGACCTATCTCTCGCGTCGTCTGAACCTTACAGGTTCGACGATTTTGGGAGGATCGGTCGGATGCTCTGGGCAAATTTGTTCTCGCGTGTAGATTCTCGAATCTACAACGATGGCATAGTGCCAAAGCATGGACCCGGTGCCACTGCTGATCATCTTCGCGGCAACGCGAAGTATAATCAGCTGTCGTGGACGCGTAGATTGGAAGTCGTCTTCCCTCACTGGGAAAACCTCATCCCATCTGAGTCCTTCCTTCAACGGACGGACCGCGTTGACATCCTCGAACCTCGGAATGAGATGCCCGTAAGGGTTATCACCGTTCCGAAGACGCTGAAGACTCCACGAATCATCGCCATTGAACCCACTTGTATGCAGTATATGCAGCAAGGGGTTCTCACGGTGATGATGGAGGAGATTGCGCGCGATGACTACGCTCGCAATTTCGTAATGTTCGAATCTCAAGAACCAAACCAATGGTTGGCGAGAGAGGGCTCCTTGAACGGAACCCTCGCCACACTTGATTTGAGTGAGGCTTCGGACAGAGTCTCCAATCAGCATGTACGTCACCTTCTGTCTAATCACAGGATCCTTCGGGAAGCTGTGGAAGCCACAAGGTCACGGAAGGCTGAAGTGCCTGGCCATGGTGTAATTCGCCTGGCCAAGTTCGCGTCGATGGGTTCAGCACTCTGTTTTCCTTTCGAAGCTATCGTCTTCGCGACGATAGTTTTCGTTGGGATTGAAAGAGCGCTCAACCGTCCACTCACCAAAGAGGATGTGAGATCCCTCTTTGGGAAGGTACGCGTCTACGGGGACGATATTATTATCCCCGTAGAATACGTGCAATCAGTCGTTCAGGAGCTAGAAGCTTTTGGGCTTCTTGTGAACCGCGACAAGTCTTTCTGGACTGGAAAGTTCAGAGAGAGTTGCGGTCGAGACTACTATGACGGATACGATGTTTCTATCGTACGTCTTAGGCGTCTCCTCCCAACCGACTGGCAGCACGCTGAAGAACTGATTTCTGCCGTGAGTCTGCGTAACCAACTCTTTGTCAAAGCTGGTTACGACAGAACTCTCGAATACCTCGACGACTTGATTGGGAAGATTATTCCCTTTCCTTTCGTTGAGGAGACGTCAGTTCTTCTGGGCCGTCTAGCATACTTCCTCCCTTGCCAGGATGGAAGGCTAGACAACGACTTGCACGTCCCTCTAGTCAAGGGTGTGTCTGTCGCTTCGCAATCGCCAGTTTCACTGCTGGATGATTACGGTGCCCTGATGAAATGGTTCTTGATCCGTGGAGAACATCCACTTGAAGACAAGGATCATCTTCAGCGTGCTGGACGTCCTGGTTCCGTTCGCATCAAGACCAGGTGGGCGCCCCCGTATTAATACGGGGGTGTGCCGGGGGTTTGCTACCCCCGGCGTGGGAGTCTGAGTGC